GTTATATTATTGATAATAATAAACGATTATATAATGAGCATAAAAAGACTACTGCAATTGAAGTAGTAGGTGAATCTGGTTTAGGTAAAACTTCTGCTATCATTCAGTTAGCTCAAGAAAGAGGAATGGACTGTATTAAACTTAATCTTTCTCAGTTAGAGGAATTAGGTGATCTTATTGGTTTTCCAATTAAAGAGTATTATGTTTGTACAGAGCGTCCTAGACTTGATGATGATGGAATGCCTGTTGTAGAAAATGAAATAGTAATTAAGGATGAGGAATGTCTTTGGGTATCTGCAGATGTACTAGATTCTTATATTGCAGAGGGTTATAGAATTAAAGATAATATATCTCGAATGGGATACGCTCTTCCTGCATGGGTTCCTACTTCTCGAAATGAAAATGGCACAATTCTAATTCTTGATGACTTTAATCGTGCGGATTAAAAAATATATTGTAAAGTTTTGTTTCCCTGAATAAATTTAGTATCTTTGATATAAATTTAAAAATATGGAAAAACTAACATTACAAAAGATTAAAGTTTATAAAAAAGTTTGTGGAATTTATAAAATAAAGATCCACGATAAAGAATATATAGGAAGTTCAAAAAATATTCAGCATAGATTAAGACAACATCTAATTACTTTAAAACAAAATAAACATCACAATCATACTATGCAAAATTTGTATAACAAGTATGGCATTGATAATATTTATTTTGAAGTTATAGAAACTTGTCTTGAGGAAAATAGAATTAGTAGAGAAAAATACTATATAAATAGTATTAAACCTTATATAAATCATATTTTAGACCCTGAGAATATCATTAGAGATAAAGAATATAAACATAGAATAAGTATCTCTAAAAAGAAATATTATGAGACACATTCTCCAGTTAATATAAAAATGGTATATCAGTATAGTTTAGAAGGAAAATATCTTCAAAGTTATAAATCGATAACAGATGCAGCTATATCTACTAACCAAGATACTACTGCAATATGTAGTGTATGTAATAATCGTAGTTATACTGCTGGTGGATATAGATGATCATTTGAATTAAAAGAAAATCTTTCTAAACTAAAAAAGAAATATAAGAAAATACCTGTTATTCAATATTCACTTGATAATGTTTTTATTAAAGAGTGAGATTCAAAAACAGATGCTGAAAAAGAACTAAAAATTTGTAATATATCTCGAGCTATAAGAAAGAATCTTACTGCAGGAGGATATAAATGAAAGTATAAAATCTAGAGGTCCGCATAAAATAGCGTGAATTGCTGGAAAAGCCTGAGGAGGTCAATCAGCAGCTAAGCTAATTAGTAATAATTAGAAAGTTCAACGACTAGTACATGGAGTCCAGAAATGGATAGTAAAGTACCACGAGTGCGCTACACTATTATATAGTGATGATATAGTCTGAACTACGTTATAACCTAAAAGAAGACGTAGAAGTATAGGATAAAGAGCCTATACGGTAACAAAAATGCCTAGATTTATACAAGCTACCATGGAGTTGATAGATAGAGGAGAATATATAAGTTGGTCATTACCACCTAACTGTACTATTATATTAACATCAAATCCTGATAATGGTGATTATAATGTTAACTCTATGGACAATGCCCAAAAGACTCGATATATTAGTTTCGAATTAGGTTTTGATAAAGATGTATGGGCTCGTTGGGCTGAGAAAGAAGGTATTGATGGTCGTTTTATCAATTTTGTATTATCTTATCCTGAGATTATGAAAAAGGAGGGAGGAGTACAAAAAGTTAATCCTCGAAGTTTAGTAACTTTTGCTAATACTATTTCTGGATTTAAAGATTGGTCTGATACAAACACTTTAGGTTTAATCCTTAATATTGCCCAAGGATGTTTTACATCTGAAGAAAACGTTATTGGAAACTTATTTACTACTTTTATTGCCAATAAGTTAGATAAATTAATGGATCCTGATACAATGTTAAATAAAGATTGGGATTATGTTAAAGGAGAATTAGCAAAACAAGTATATGATGGTACTAACTATCGTGCAGATATTGCTGCAGTTTTAACAACTCGGTTTTGTAATTTTGTAAACCTATATTTTGATACAAAAGGTAGTAAAACAGAGGTAGCTGTTGATAGAATTCTTAAGATTATTGAGCATGATAAGATGTTATTTTCTGAGGATTTGATTTTCAGTTTAATTAAAACTCTCCAAAAAAATCATCCTACAAGATGTAATAAATTATTATTGAATCCTAAAGTAGCTAGAAAGTTAATATAATATGTTATTTAATTTAAGTAATACAAAATTAAGAATAGTTGTTTGCGACTATTATAGAAGACAAGGAAATAGTAGTAATAGTTCCTATTATAGTAATAACATAAGTAATACTTGTCTTGCAGATATGATTGTTGTTTATGATATTAATGGGAGTAAAAAACATATTGGAGACGATTGTTATTATACTAGTCCTTTTTGTGCAGAAAAAGTATTTGGTATGTATTTAGGAGATAATGATAGTATAGAAACTATCATTTCTTCTAAAACTTTAACAAGTCTAACTGGAGTAAAAAGAGTATATTTTGATCCTAAATCTAAATATCCTCGATTTAAACTAAGCGAAGCTACTACTATAAAACGTAGTTTAACTGCTGCAAAAGCAGATGTTTGTATACTGCCAAAAGTAAAATATAGTGTATATACGCCTCAATATAGTTCAGGAGGTGCTCCAAGGGATAAAAACATTAAATTATATTATTCTCCATCAGAAGATACTTATTATCTAATTGATCATAAACCTGGAGCTTGTTATCAAAGCAGCAGTAGTAAAGACTTAAACAACTTTATTAATAAAGCGATAAATACTAGCTCTTCAGATCCTCTTGAACAGTTTGCTTCAGCTATAATGTCTGAAGGAATTATTCCTGCAGACTGTACATTATTTTATTCAGGTAAATGCTGTTTCTTTACAGATAATTCAGAGTATGAGCAAGTTAATAATATTTTAAATAATTATATGAAAGTAATATATGATACAGAATTAGATAAATTTGTAAGTAGTAATTTGTCTGATCTTACAGAGGACGATCTTAAATCTTTATCTGGAATGTTAGGCTCTCAAGATCCTACTGTTGTAGGTATGGGTATTAAATTACTCTCTGGATATAATATTCTAGATTCAGCTTGTTCTGTAGGTATTCTACTTATGAGTAACTGGAATACTATTACAAGTAATTCTGCTTTTAAAAGTGTAGGATTTCAACAAATTTTAAATACATTAGGAATTTCTGAAAGAGAGGTTTATAGTGGCATTACTGATAATATTATAAATAAACTTTATAAAAGTAGTACAAATGATGCAGATAAAGAAAAGGCTAGAAAGATAGTTATCGAC